CTAGGGTTTTCCTGATGGTATCACCACCAAGGGCATCTGCATAGATGGTCCTCAGGGCGTCTCTTGCTCTTTGAGCGTCTGCAATATTAGTAAAGAAAGCATCGTGGATGGTTCCTGTTCCTATATTGTTTTTAAGACCCCAAAGATGGAAGCGTCTAACAAGGACTGCGTCGTTGCTGTGGTTTCCGTTTACTCCAAGTCCGATAGCAGCGTCTGCAAATGAACCTTTACCAAGTAATTTTCCATCTTCAGCGCTGGACTCATAAATGTTTTGAACTCTACGACCCGTTACGGGGTCAGTAAAATCAATCCTCTCTTGGAGTTTTGGTCTATATCTTTGCATCATAACTTTTCCATCAAAAGTTACCCAAGGGATATCTACCTTTTGTGTTTCTTGTACGTAAGAACGCGCAACTCGCTTCCAGAAAGTAATAAAGGTTTCTGTCACAGGCGCTCGTTGGGCCAAGTTTTTAGACATAATACGAGACACAGCCTCGAAGTCTTTTGGCCCAATAATACCTTGTCTTGCGTTCATAATTTTTTCTACAAATTCACCTGAAGAAGGGTGTACAGTAAGCGCATCTTTAAGAAGCTCTCGTCCAACAGGTGTACTATTATTCACTAATTCAATAAGTTCTTTGCGAAAGGCAGTCAAGTCGTCTACTGTCTTTGTTGCTCCAAGCCTTGTAGCTAGCTTTACCTGTGTGTCAACAACCCTAAGTTGATCAGTAAGATCATCCTTGGTTATTGTCAGGAAACCTCTGTTTTGTAGTATTCCAGAGAGCTTGCTAGCAACTTTAGCTGTCTTTGTAGCTTCACCAGCACCGTAGAAGGTAACCATGTTTTGAGCTTTAGCGGCCTTAGCCATGTCTTCCCAAGTTAGGTTAGCGTTACGTAGAGCAGCAATCTCTAAGAACTCTGGGTCATTTATTGTGTCTTGAGCAACCAAGTCATACAGACGGTTTTTCTGTGTTGTAGCAAGCACGTTTGAGGCCATAGCAATTGGCCTGTCACCTGTAGACAAAGCAATGATTTGAGCACCACTTGAAGAGGCGTCATTTTCAATCATTAGCCGAGTTTCATAAGTAGCAAGTTTAGCTGGGTTTCTCATATCCCCATCAACGTGGTCATAGATTCTTTTATACTCAAGAGCTAAACGAGCAAGCTTACCCACTTCAGCACCTTCTAAACCCCTAATTAAAGGATGTTCAAGGAACTCTCTAATACGGCGGTCTCTTTGTGTTGTTGCTTGTAACAAACCACCAATTTCTCTAAGTTTCTCTGCGTTCCTTCTAAAGATTGCTCTTCGTCCAGACTGAGTTAAGGCTTCTGTAGCGGGGCCTAACAAGGCTCCAGTCTGAATTTCTAGTTCTCTAACAGAATTAAGATCAATTCTTGTTGGTGTGCCTGAGTTAAGGAAAGGCCTTACTAGCTCACCTCCAGTAGGGGTTAAGTAACCACGGTGATAAACACGTCCACGGGAGTCAAGGAAGGCTTGTGTCCTAAAGTTTTCCTGCCTTAGTCGGTGATACTTGGCTGTAGTCATAAGACCATAACCTTGTTCACCACGATTTAGAATTTCATGCCGGAACTCATTAATACTGTCAAAGTACTTTGAATTACCGCGTGGGTCTCTAAATCGAGTTACACTATCCATAAAATCAAAAAACTCATTATCAACAGAATACTCAACGTTCATTACGTGATTCATCATTTTAGCCATTTCAGCATCAATTTGATTTGGGTCATAGTCAGCAAACTTGTTAGCTGAGATAATTGGAATACCTGTTTCGTTACCCCTTGCATCAACAAATGTCTTTTTACCTGCTTTAACGTATAGTCGGTCTCTGGCATTTACTACACCTAAACGACGTGCAATAGTGTTTCTTCTTTCAGCTTCTTGTAGCCTTAAAAGTCCTTTGTCGATAACCTGAACCTCACGACTAACAGTATCTCCAAAACCGCCAGAAGCTCTACCAGTGTCAACATCAAAAACACCTCTACGAACTTTACCACGAAAATTAATTCTGATTAGGTTTTGTTCTTTCATAAATTGAAGTACTTTAGAACCTTCTGCGTGGTAGCTTTTCAAAGTGTGTGTAACTCCGGGGACTATACTACCAATGTCTGAAGCTAAGGTTTTACCAATACTAATAGCTAGGCTGTCATAGTCAGTAGCTTGACCAGAAGCAACAAGTTTGAGTGATTTTGTTAAACTTTGAAGTGCTGCATCGTTTAACACATTAGACTTAGGGGCTTTACTCAGCGTCAAAAATTCAAAATCTAATATGTAACGAATGTTTTCATTTAGCTTTGATATCTGAGTTGTCCACCATCCGTCTTTTGGCTCTTTTTCAAATCTTTTTAAAAAGTCTCTGTATGCTTTCCTTATAGGCAGAACCCTATCTAGGAGGTTTTCTTTGAACTTTTTCAAGTCTTTTTCTGTCGTGGTTAGCCTTGCAAAGTAAGTTCTCATAGGAGCGCGACCAGAAAAATAAAGTTTAGTTGCAAGATTTTTACCTTCAGTCCTACGCCAAGCATCAATAAAGCGCTGATCTGCTAACTGGTTCTTAGTGAGATCTTCAAGGTCATAGTACTTACCCATGATCTGTACTTGAGGCTTTTCTTCACTCAGATAACGCACAAACATTTCTGAACGACGACGTGAGCGGGTGTCTAGTAGTCTTGATACGTTCTGAACAGCAAATCTATTTTCTGCTCGCATAACAGATACAAAGTCACCCCAAGGTTCTTTATCAGCATTGTAACGCTGGAACACAACACGGAGGTTTTCAATAGCAACAGTTTGTTGGTTTAATGAAATCTTGTCATCCAAACCAGCAACAGTGCTTTCAATAAAGTCTTTTTGATCAGGGGTAAGGTCTTTAGAACTCCTCATAAAGTCAATACGCTCTTGATACAAATTAAAATCGGGGTCATAGAGAAGGTTGTTCTTAATCTCACCTGTTAAAGGGTCAGAGGAAAAATTTCTTTCATCAAATTGATTGCCCACACGCCTACGGCTTGCTTGTTTACCTACTAAGGTTGTACCTTTAAAGTTAGTCAGGGCCATAGTAGAGTTATAGTTTCCAGCATCTAGAATAAACATTTCACGGAGACCATCACGGTGCCTTGGGTTAGACAAAAGTGTTGAAGGCCTTGAAGCCGCAATAGACATTTCCTCGTTCTTTATGCTTTGGCTAGGACGGAACACCGCTGTAGAAAGCGCCGCCTTAGCTCTCAGAGCTTGAATGGTCAAGGCCCGCCCTTTTGGAGTGATAAATTCGGAGGCTTTTAGCTTTCCTTGTTGAAACAAACTAGCAGCATCAGCGGAACCTAGAAGTTTTTCTTGAATAGAAGAACCTTGTCGTTTTAACCAGTCAGTAAAGTTAACAATCATTGGTGGTTTACCATTGAAGGCAACAACATCAAGTTTGCCAACAGCCCTCTGCTTAATACGTGCCGAATCAAGTAAAGCAAGATCTTCTTTGCTTTTAAGAACAGGTACCATGCTAGAACGACAGTTCCAGTGTAGAGGCGGCCTGTAAGTCAAGTCATCAATCTTGTATACTTTACCATTATGGAAGCTACAAATTGAGCTTGTCCTTGAGTCAAGGATAGCTGTAAACATATAACCAGACAAAATCTCTGAGTTGTTTTGCATGACCTTGTTAAGGGCAGCTGTCTGGGTTGAAGTAATTGAGGTACGGGTTAGGGTCCTCGCCTGTATTTCTGTAATCTTAGTCGTTTTTAAAACGTCAGTGATAATCTCTTTCTGTGTAAGACCTCTTGCTAGACCACCCCGAACCTTTGTTTGGATACGAACAAGTTCCCCAGAGGAAATGTTTGCTAGGTTTTGAGATAGTGTCTTAGGTCCACGGATACTTGGTCCAGTAATCTCAGCCAAGAGTTCTTTTGTTCTTGGGCGGTTAACCTTGTAGAAGCCACGTACTTCTTTGTTAAGGTTGTCTGAGTGGAAATCAAGTTGTGATGTGGAGAATTCACGAAGGCTTCGTTCTGAATTGGCTTTCAATTCTTTGCCGAAACGAGTGACTTCTGGTTTTACATCGGTTGTAAGGTTGTTTGTAAGAAGACTACGAAGACGTTTTCTGTGTCTACGGAGAATCCTACGGTTTTCAACCTGAACACCTTCTTCATAAAGGCGTACATCGGTCATGTGATTTACAATACGATCAAAGAGTTTATCATTAACGTTCATATTACTAGTACTCCTGTGAGTAGTTAGTGTGAGTTGTTTCTTAGGTGGCACAGCCGTGCTCGTTTAACTCGATCTGGAATTTAATCCTATTCGCGTCCTAAAAGAACAAAGTTTACGTGTAAGCACACAACGTACTTTACGTGTAATTGGCAAAGATAGAGAGAATCGAACTCCCGTTGGCGGTTTTGGAGACCGCTGCTTTACCACTAAGCTATATCCCCGTGGCTCTTCTAACTGGACTCGAACCAATATCAACCGATTAACAGTCGGACGCTCTACCGTTGAGCTATAGAAGAATAGTTACCTTGGCTGTTGTCCAGCATACGGTTTCATCGACATTTAACTTTGCCACGAGACCAAGGTATTATTTTTATTTATTAAGCGTCATCTAAGACTACTTCGTTGTCACTCACCTTATCAATAAGTGGATCTGTTTGAATTTCAGAAGTGGCTTCCTCATCATCGTAATCAGCAGGAAGAAAGTCATTATACTTAGCAATGTTAACAAAGACTGAGCGAGGGATAATCCCTGCTTGGTACCATTCGGAAACAAGACGCATAGCAGCTTCCCCACCAACCATAGGTGAAAAGTCAGAAGACATTTGGAAGGTAACATCGTTACTGTTAATATCAAGGTTGTACTTCCAGTTGATCATAAAGACGATCACTTCTTTCATTGTACCTGACACCTTAGAGTTCAAGGCACCGAGTTGGGCTGTTTGAGAAGCATTTCGGATCTCAAGGGCAACACCAGAGGACTCTTGTTCAGGTGACAGCATACGAATACCCATCTTAGCCATTTCTTGAACAGTAGATTCAATTGCTCTGTCCATGTCTGCCAAGGCGTCTGTTGGAGTGGCGAGAACAGTAATGTCTTCATCCTTACCAATGCGTAGCCACGAACCCAGACCCGAAGCTACAACAGTATCAAATTCATCGTCCCCCATGTCTGACTTTACAATAGGTGTGTAAGTAGCAGCACCCATAAGAAGGTGGTTACGACGTGACACTTTATTGTACAAGGCAATTTCACGGTCAATCAACGGCATAAGTATTGGTTCAATTGGTTCAATCTGACCATTAAGAGGCCAAGCCGGAATTTCCTTAATATTCTCACCCCAAGACTTA